ACAATAGATTCTAAAGTTCCATCTAATAACACTAAGTCATTATAACCAGGTACTTTCCATCCTCTACCACCTAACTTTTTAGGATTGGTATGCCAATTAATTATATCACGCTTATCGTAATGCTTACCTTCTACTGTAGCAGTACAATGTATTACTAGATATTTAAGCTTCTCCATTCTATTACTCTTTTATGCTCCCTCTTTAACATATCTTTATATTGCTTCTTATCACCAAACTTTATATGACAGTTTCTACACAACGCCATTAGGTTATCTGGCGTATCTTTACTACTTCCCCCCATGCCCCTCGAATCTATATGGTGTATATCCACAGCTTGCTTCTCACATATCTCACATGGTATAAAATCAGTAGTATCATACCCATTCCACTCTAAATAAAGTTTTGTGTGTTTCTTCATTTTAGCATTGTTGGTTTTGCTCTTAATACGTTATTTTTAACATCGTTTCTTTCTATATAAAACTCTACCATCCACCCACCTACAGGTTTAGGTAGTCCTATCTTTTCTACTGCAAACCCATTACCTGTCTTAAACTCATTTTTATATGTGCCTAACTTTAGATGTATTTGGTCTTCCAAAGTTACATCATAAACTTTATTTAACTTATACCTTGTGTGTAACATCATCCATTGGTCGTGTGTATGTCCAGTTACTATCATATCTGCATCTGGTACTACAGCACCAAACCTCATTACACTTTGTGTTCCTTTGCTTATTATACCACCCCACAAACCATGGTGGTAGAATATTTTATATGGAAAGTAAGTATTCTTTCCTTCATATTCATATACTGCTCTTACTACAAAAAAACCTTGGTAATCACCTTCAATAACTTGACTACCTTGTTTTCTTAATTCATAGCATAACCAAGTTAATGTCTGTACTTGTGTATGTTTAGCTACACTAGTTTCATGATTACCATTACTTATCATTGCTATATTTTTAGCGTATGGCTGTAACCACTCTGCGGCATCCATTACTACTTTTTGTAAGTAGTTAGGTGCATAGTGTTCTGCTCTAGCTGTATTGCTTCTACGCATGTCATTTCTACCTTCCATCAAATCAAAGAAATCACCTATAATAATTATAGCAGCATCTTGTTCTACTGCAGTATTTAAGTGTTTCTTTAATAGCTTTCTATCACAATCCTTACTATCCCAATGTACATCACTTATAACCATTAAAGGCTTTAAGTTTTTAGTAGTGTAATAGTCTACTGCAATAGCCATATCACTTAATCTTGATACTTTCATCTTTTCTTTTTAATCCTACGTTCTTGCGTTAACATAGCTTTAGTAGGTTTTTTAGGTTTTGCACCTGACTTTTTATTACGTTTAGCTGTTTCTCTTATATTGTTCCACAGACTGTTTTTTACTCCTAGTTTATTCTTTTTCATTAGCATTTCCATCTTCGCCTTGCTTGGCGTATTCTTGAATTAGGGTTATTTCTTGTTTTAGCACTACTACGCTTTAATTGTCCTAACGACCTTGCACAATAACTTTTACGTCTTTTGGCTGCTTTACTGCCTTTCTTTACTTTGCCTGTAACTGCTGTTTTTAATTTACTCCCTGGGTTAGCCTTTCTATATGCTCTAACACCTTTAGCAGTCATACCTGCACCAGACTTTGTAGGCCTGTAATTAGCACCTTTACCTTTAGTTGTTTTTGGGATTGACTTTGCCATATTATTTCTTATTCATTCCTTTCATCTTCTTACCACTAGCAGCTGCTTTCTGAAACTTCTTCTTACCATACTTCTTCCTACCTATAGATGCTGCTATAGCATCTGCTGCTTCTTTACCCTTACCGCTTTCCTGTATCTTACTAGATAACTTTTTAAATCCTATGTATGCCATGTTAATTATTTTGTTTATATTTGTATTGACAATACGTGATTCATTAATCCTATTTTCAAAGGTAAAAGTTGATTAACAAGGCCAGTGTAAAAGCTGGCCTATTTTTATTTAACAACCTTTCTTCATTCTACCACCATTCTTCATTTTAGTTGTTTTCTTTAAATTACCTCCATAAACCATCTTCTTCTTTACTGTTCCACCATTCTTCATCATTGGCTTCTTAGCTGTTGCAGTCTTCTTTACTGCTGTTGTTCTACGCATCATTTTGTTTCATTTTTAATTAATACTGTCTGTACATCAAGGCTAGCATATTGGCCTTCACCTATTCTGTATAGTTCATATACATCATCTTCTACAATAAGCTGAATATAACTACTTCCTACAGGTATAACCTGCACAGTATTATCACCATAAGTAAGTACTAAATCTTTATCAAGTTTAGCATCAACAATATCTACATTAGGCATCTTTAGTTTGTAGTCACCTGTAATAGCCTGTGATAATCCAGTCTTACTAATTAATACTAAATCAGTATTAAATGTATTAGATAGCATACTGTTAATCTTGCTTGTGTTTTGGATAATTACATTCTTTTGAATTACAATTCTTGCTGCTTCTGCAAGTGCATTAAATGTTCTTTCTGTGTTCTCTACATAAAATCTTACAGTTTCTATACTATCACCTACTGGTTTTTCATTTAACTGTCTTTGACCATTATCTAGTAACGATTCAGTAACTTCAAAAAACTTACCTTCTCGCCACTCTAAATAAACTGTGTCTTTAACTAGTTGCTGTGAAAAACAAATAGTAGTTAGTAATAAAGCTGTTCCTGTTAATAAACTTTTCATATTTATCTAATTTTGCGTAATATAATTCTATTTCCGTTTGTTTCTGTTACAAAGAAGTTAGAGTTAAATTCTTTATTAAAATAATCTCTATTGTCTGCTTCTGTAAAAAAGTTCTGTAGTTTACATCTATTTTCTGTGTATAAAAGAAACTTTCCTGTCCTACCACCATCTTTTACAGTCCAGTCTTGGTTTGTTTCGGTAGCATTCATAAGTCTATCTACAGTAAACCATATAATGTTACCTCCATTAACCCTTGCAATCCACTTACCTTCATAACCACTACCAAACTTTAGTCTGGTCATTACAAAAAAGCCATAGCCATACATATCTCTGATAATATTGTTTACAGGAGCATATAGTCTTGCTAACTTTTCTCTGTCCATTAACCTTGCAGCATCTACCCAATTCAAACTTTCGTTTCTGTATATAATGTTAAAGGCATATTCTGCTACTTCTGTACTATCCATTATTCTGTCTATTGGCTTAATTACAGGTATTTTACTATTAGCTAATAATGTGCTTTCGTATATAATAAACCCTGTCTGTGAATCACTTGTTCCAGTTGTTTCTTCGTCTGGAAAGTAAGTAAAAGGTTCGTAGTAAATAGTGTCTGGCACTTGTGCCTTTGTTACCTTTGCTATTAAGGCTATTACTATAAAAGCGACTATATGTAGTGCTTGATAGAATGTTAGTAGTTTCATATTTATTTATTTTCTAAATTTTCAATTCGTGTTATTAAGGATTGGATTGTAGTTTCTAAATCCGTTATCTTTTGTTCTTGAGTTTCGATTATGGCTTGTTGTTCTTGTATGGCTTTGGTTAAAATAGAACTAAATTTATCGTAATGTATTCCCTTGTACCCATCAACGTTATTTGTAAATACTAAATTTGGAAATATTTGCTCAACTTCTTGTGCTATCATACCTAAATCAACTCTATCTGTTTCGTCAATCCAATTAAATGTATATGTATTAATACCTAATAATTTATTTAACGTATTCTCCAATGGTTGTAAATTAGTTTTTAGCCTTACATCAGATGTATTAGTCGTTAATGTTCCATCAGATGTATAATGTAATGCCCCAGCACTTGCTCCACTACCAATACTTCTAAATCTTGCATTACCATCTACATCAAGTGTTTCACTCGGACTACTCGTACCAATTCCTACCATACCTAACTTATCAATTCGCATTGCCTCTGTTAATGGTCTGCTATGAAATTCAGATGCAGTCTTAAACACCATATCTCCACCAATTTCATTATTATAAAGCGTTGTCGCATCCACTTCAATACTTGCACTCGTAACCGTAGTCACACCGCTTTCAGCCTTAAAGTTTATACTTCCAATATTATCGCCAACGGTTACTTCTCCAATATTACTTCCATTCTTTTTATATAAATTCAATTCAGCTGGATTAGTATTCGTTTCTTCATTCTGAATAACAATATCGCTTGTCAAAGTAGTGCCATTTACAGTTAAATTACCAGAAAATAAACCATTACCATTTACTTCAAGTTTAGAGTCTGGACTTGTAGTACCTATACCTACGTTGCCGTTAGTACCTATAGTC